TCCTGGAAACTGACCGCATTGAGTAGGCTAAGTACCCAGCGCCTTGCCGCATTGCTGCGGTAGGTTTCCGGACACTCGCCCCCGAACCGGACTTACAACTCTCGCTGTATCCGGCTCTCCATTCATTCACAGTCTGCACTGTGTATTTTAGTGTGACAGCTTTCACAGACTACCAGTGTTTTCCGGTTAATCTTTTTCATAAAAGCTGCCCACGGTTGACTTTCATCCAGCTCTTTCAGCGTTCTTACCTGGTGCATCACCAACACTGAAGTTTCTTTTCCACACCATTCACACCGATTTGCTTTCAATCGTGCGCCAAGACTGGGCTTCTTCAGAATGCCTTTTGGCTTATGGATAATATCCGCTTCTTTTCCCAGAGGATAGGGGTCTCTGGCAAGACTGCCTTGCCACAGTAGTCGAATACGCTCCTTGCCATGTTTGTCCTGAAATTTCACACCGATGTCTTTGCCGATACGATACTGAACAATGATTTTGCGCTTTGTTGTGCGGTATTTACAGGCCAGAGTTTTGTAAAAGCTGTACTCCATGATATAGCGGAACTTGTGTAGCTTGGAGCGATTGTTTGCAATCGCATAATAGTTACAGAATCCTCGTATCTCGCCGTTGTACTGGTCAAGAATACTCAGGTCCGTTCGCCCGACAAGTTTTCCGCGATGGGTGGGCTGCCAAATCTCTGTTCCATTGCGAACATCGATTCTCATGGCTCCCAGTTCCAGCAGCTTCTTCTGAATGGCGGAAGTTGGGACTTCCAGCATGACATGGCCGCTGTAATTTCTGGCCGTAGAACCACTTTTGGTTTTCTTGGTGTGATTGCTCTGCGGTGTAACCCTGATTTCAAATCCTAAGAATTTTGCCCGGTCTGTCGCTTTGGTTACCAGCGTCTTTTCGTCCGACAGTTCCAATTTCAACTGTCCGGCGATATATGTGCCGATTTCCTGTTTCACAGCCTGTGCATCCTCTTTGGCTCCGATGATACCGATAAGAAAGTCATCAGCGTAGCGGACATATTGCAGTCTGCGGAAGTTTTCGTCCATAGGGTCTTTACAGGGGATGGACTTGTGAACCTTGTCCAGTTCCCAGATGCTTTCCAGTAAGGACTGCTTTTCTTCCTCAGTTTTTGCCTTTGCCAGCTTTCTTTTGAGTCGGATTCTCTTATCGCTCAGCTTGCGGTATTCCACATTGACGGCTCGCTTGTTCCCACGGTCAAACCGTTTCTTAAACTCTGCCATATATTTGTCGAACTGGTCGAGATAGATATTGGCGAGAATAGGACTAATGATGCCGCCCTGTGGCGTGCCGCTGTAGCTTTGATGCACTTGGTTATCTTCCATATATCCCGCATTAAGAAATTTACGGATAAGGCGCAGGAAGCGTTCATCTTTGATTCTCTTGCGGAGGATGCCAATCATGACATTATGGTCGATATTGTCAAAGAAGCCTTTAATGTCTCCCTCCACAAACCATTTGCACCGTGTAAAGCGATTTTGAATCATTCTCAAGGCTGTGTGACAGCTTTTATTGGGTCGAAAGCCGTGGGAGGTGTCCTCAAAGCTGTTTTCATAGATGGATTCCAACAGCATACGGACAACTTCCTGTACCAGCTTGTCGTCAATGGACGGGATGCCCAGAGGACGGAGTTTTCCATTCTTTTTGGGAATATATGTCCGTCTGGACGGCTTGGGCTGGTAAGATTCGTCTTTCAGGGCTGCAATAAGCCTGTCAACTCTTTCAAGGCTCATTGCGTCAATGGTTTTCCCGTCTGTGCCTGCGGTCATGTTTCCCTGACTGGCATAGATATTTTGATACGCCTGTAAGAAAAATTCCCGGTTGAACAGATTGCGGTACAATCTGTCATAGACATAGCCGGATTGAGCTGAATGCTCTTGCAGACTGTTCAATACATTTTCTGGATTTCTCATAGTGCCTCACGCACCTTCCTTTCTTTTGCATTGAATCGAATGAACTGCCGCCCTTCGCCATGTGCGTGCCATTAACACGCTCGGACTACTACGGCGGCTCCGTTGCCATATTGGATTTTCAGGGCCTGCACCCATAGCTCTTGCGAGCATTCCAACTTAGGCAATCCCCATTTAGTAACAGAGTAAAAAGCTGTGTTCATTGTCGGATACGGTTTTCGTCCTTTTATGCTGATACATACGGGCTGCACATCGGTTTCGCTCCTGCCAGTCATCTTTTCTGGCGGAGATGCACAGCGCAGCGGATATAGCTGTCTTCCGCTGCGACCACCACAAATGTCCCTCGGACTGCCGTTCAACCAGTGTAGGCTTTATCCTCATATGAACTTTGGTCTTGCTGCTCAGTCGTGGCATGACAACTTGCCAACTCACAGCGTTACGGTCGTGCTATTGTCCCCTTTGGGTTTCCCCATCCAGGTTAGCCGTTGACCACAGGCATGAAACCTCACGCCTGCCGCTTGCTAAGCGGATTTACTCTGCCCCTTATGGGCGCACAAATCAAGTGATTATGCAGATGGTCTTTATCGACGTGAGTTGTCAAAACAAACTCATACTTGCCGCCTAATACCGCCCCGGCAAGTTCCATGCCGATTTTGTGCGCTTCTTCCGGTGTGGTTTCTCCCACCGCAAAGGATTGTATCAAGTGCCGCCCTAAATGTGTGCCGCGATCTCCGGCAGCTTCCCGCGTCCATGCAAACTCAATATCGGCGG